ACGGAGGCCTTGTGCTGACAAGGGTACCAGAGGAGATCGCGCAGCAAAGAGCTGATTACTATGCTAAACAAGCACAGGAACAGCAGGCTGCAATAGACGCCGATCTTGCGAAGGAACAGCATAAGAGTATGCCTATCACAACAGATAGAAATACTCGTGTAACCTTCGGTGGCAAGAAAAGTTAATTTTTTAACAATTCGAAACCAGCGAATAATATAAACCGTACCGGAGGCCCGCAAGGGCAGGTACTTAATAGGAGAAATGACTATGGCAAACTCATCGTCAACTGGTTTCGGAATGAAACCGGTAAAAATGGCGGGTCAGTCAGCAAACACTGCAGGACTAGGAGAGTACCCTGTAGCAGCATCCTCAGCAGCTATTTTCAACCAAGACTTGGTTGCAATGGCTACATCAGGATTCGCAGCAGTAGCTGCAGCTGGTACAGAACAACTTTTAGGTTCCCTAAATGGTGTTTTCTTCACTAACGTGTCAGATAGTAAGCCAACGTTCAAAAGTCACTTAGCAGCAAGTAATACTGCTAGTGATATTGTTGCACTTGTGAATGATGATCCTCATCAAATGTATGAGATCAGATCAAACAACGCCGGTGCATCAGCACAAACGGACGTAGGTAACACAGCAGATATAGCTTATTCTGCGGGTGCTTCACCGAACTTCATATCTAGATCAACTCTAAATGATAGTTCACTAAGTGATTCAGCATCAAAACAAGTAAAAATCGTGGGTGTTTCAAGAGACCCTGATAACAATGACCTTACATCAGCAAATGTTGTATGGAGAGTTGTAATCAGTGAACATTTCTTTAAACAGCACGTAGGCGTATAATAGGAGTAATTAAATTATGGCAATATCACGTAATCAACTAGTCAAAGAACTAGAGCCAGGTTTGAATGCACTATTCGGCCTGGAGTATAAACAGTATGATAACTTACATACTGCGATATACACAACTGAGTCATCTGACAGAGCTTTCGAAGAGGAAGTAATGTTATCAGGATTCGGTCAAGCTAAAGTAAAACCAGAAGGTTCTGGAGTAGAGTTCGATAAAGCTCAAGAAACTTTCACAGCAAGATACACTCATGAGACAGTTTCTCTTGGGTTTGCGATCACTGAG